ATTAGCGTTGCTTCGGGAAATTTTAGCCTATTGGTTGCGTCCGGTATTCAAGCCGGAAGTTCGGCTTTTGCGGCGCTTGGATTTACCGGCGGCGATCTAGTAGCGGTAACAACTGCGACAAGCGACGCAGCGGTCGGGTTAACTTATGCGCCACAGCTTCCGATTCAAGACTATGTCCCAAAAGAAAATAATTTTAAAGCTCGAAGTGCGGTCGTTACTTTATCCGCGTCGGGAAAAAACGTTAGCGTTCAAACTTTTGGAAGTGAACAGTTTATTAAAGGTAATATTAAATATATTACAAACCGCGCAATTGCCTCGGGTAAATGGCGCGGCGACATTGCCGCCGTTGAAAACGTTGTTAGTTTTTTAACCTACGCAATAACTAAAGGCCCTTTTGAATTTATGCCCGACGAAAGTAAAGTCGAGTCTTATATCACGGTTCTTTTAGAATCAACGGCGGTCAACCAAGACGGCGTCGGGTTTGAGCTTCGCGAGTACGTTGACAAAGACTTGCCTAATGTATTTGAAACGGGTTTACTTACTTTTAGGGTTATTGACTAAAGAAGGGTCTAAAGATGTCTGTATTAAACGGCCAAATTGCCAACCAAACAACTTTTAATAACGCCTTCATGTCGCGAAGTGCGGCCACGACGTCAACCGTTGCGGAAGTTCAACTTTTAAACGTTGGTTCTTTAAGTATTCAAGACGCGCAAAAATATATCAATAAACTCGGGGACGCGGTCGGGATTACGGAAGTAAGTACCGGCGACCTAACGTACTTGAATACGAATTATATTGTAAACGGCGAGCCTTACAAACGTTCAATTGAACGCCTTGACGAACAACTTGATTTAACACAAACACAATTAGACGCCCTTGACGCCGCAAACTCGGCGGACGTAAGTATCACGGCTATTGGAAATACGCCAAACGGAAACGGCGCAAGTCTTTCAGGACAGGTTTTAAATTTAGAACCCGCAAGCGCCTCATTTGGTGGGGTTGTAACGACTCTTACTCAAAGTTTTGCAGGCGAAAAAACGTTTACCGGAAACGTAAACGTAGGCGGAAATTTAATCGTATCCGGTGACTTTACTGTCAACGGAACAACAACTTTTATTAACTCAACTAATCTAGCGGTTACTGATCGAAATATTTCGGTCAACGTTGGCGGAACTGACGGAAGCGCTGAAGGCGCAGGCCTTACAGTTATCCGAACCGCGACTAACGGGTCTTTAATTTATAAAGCGTCATCGGGTAGCAAGTGGGCCATTGGAAACGAAGGCGCAGAAATTGACGTCGTTGATATTTCATCAGCCCAAACTATTTCTAATAAAGTTATTTCCGGCCTTACTAACACCATTACAAATGTTTCTTTAACAACCGGGGTAACCGGAACTTTACCGATCGCAAACGGCGGAACGGGCCAAGTCACGGCGCTTGCCGGATTTAATGCTTTGTCGCCGTTAACTACTAAGGGCGACCTTTTAACTCACAACGGAACAAATAACGTCCGGTTAGCCGTTGGAACTGATACCTATGTTTTGACTGCGGACTCGGCTGAAGCAACCGGCGTCAAGTGGGCTCCGGCGGGTTCAGCGGGCGCAAACACGGCGTTAAGCAATTTAGCAACGACTTCAATAAATCAAGACTTACTTCCAAGCGCCGACAACCTTAGAAAGATCGGATCGTCAGCGCTAACTTGGGCCGAAGGGTTTATCCGTAAACTCTCAAACGCTTCCGGAAACCAAATCGATTTAGACCTTAAATATCTACTATTTAATGGAAGCGCGGTTATGGCGTGGTTTTCCGGCGGGATTCAGGTTTTAGCGAACAAAGTTTTACGTTTTACCGATAGTGGCGGGTCTAATACAATTACGATTCAGCCGCCCGGATCAGTTACGTCGCACTCTTTAACGTTACCGGCTAACGTTCCGTCTACAAATAATCAAGTTTTATTAAGCAGTACCGCAGGCGTTTTGTCTTGGGCCGCCGCTGTACCAAAAATAAAAGCGTTTGTCGAAAGCAATGACGGTCAAGTAATCGCTAATAACACAAATACGACGGTACTTTTTAATAACGTATTATCAGACCCTAACAGCATTTATAATACGGGTAACGGACGATTTACTCAACCAAGGGACGGCGCCGGACGATTTTTGGGATCGGTTAGCTTATCAATGAGCCCTGCAACGATTTCAACAATTTATGTAAGGGTTAACAAAAACGGCAACGAGTGGACAAATTTTCTTTTGACTGTTCCAAACATTGCAAACACGTATACTATGTCAATTCATATTGCGACAGAAGGCGTTGCTACTGATTTTTGGACTATTAGCGTAGAACAAAACTCGGGCGCAAACCGAGCAATAACCGCCGGTTCGACCAGTCGAGTTACTTTTGAAATGGACTAAAGGGAAAACAGTATGATTAGAGCCGAAATAAAAAATTTATCAGGAACCCTAACCAACGCTTTAGAGTTCAACAATATAACCGAGGCTACGGCGTGGGTTGCTGCAATGGGGTTTAAAATCCCAAGTGAAAGAAGCGTCACCTACGTCGACATTACTGACGAAGTAAAACAACGAAACGCAATGCAAGAATCACTAGAAACTTTTCATTTATCTATTTTCTTAAAAGCAACGATCCGAACTTTGAATAAAAAAAAGCTAGAAACCGGGGTTTGGGATAACGCTAAATTTACCGCATTTTTAAGCTCGCCGACTATTGCAAACGCCGAACGCGCCTTATCACAAGGGTCTTGGACGTACTACAAAAGCTTAGTCGTTCAATGCGGCGAGTTTTACACCACTGAAGAAATGCAACAAATAATTAGTTTAGTTGAACAGCATGAAACAAAATGGGCCGCTGTTCTTGGGGGATAAATGGCAACGTATAGCAGTAACATTTCAATAGCATGGGGCGGACCCTTTCAAACAAGATCGACAAGCCCCATTACTTTTACTGTTCCAACTGGACAATTTTTTAAGGGGAAAATTTCAGTTAGGGGAACAATTGCGGCCCCGTGGAACTATAAAGCGGGATTTACTGCAAGTATTCAACTAACTAACAGTGGCGGAAATTACATTTTTTCTGATTCGGCTTTAGCTTATACGGCAAGCGCAAACGACGGGGTCGGGTTTGATTTTGGCGGATCTTTTGAGGTTGAACTTGGGGCGGGAACTTATTATTTTTCTGCGGTAAACATTCATACTTTTACGGCGGCTCAATATATGATTACAGGTCAACTTTACTATAATACTCCGGCGTAGGGGGCTTTATGATTGAACAAATACTTTTTTGGGCGGGCACGGGCTTAGTCGTTCTATTGTTAACTGTTGTCGGGTTTTTTCTTTCTACTTTGGTCGCAGAGATTAAGGACTTTAAATCAAGTCTAATCGGCCAAATTGGTGGGGTTCAAATCGAAATGAATGAACTTAACAAAAAACTAGCCGAAGTTATTACGAATCAAGATTGGCATAAAAAAGAACTAGAGCGGCTTGACTCTCGTATGGGCAAAATAGAGGATAAGAACACCTAATTTTTAACGGCTTTACGCCATAACAAAGGATAAAAAAGTGGATTTAAAACAAGCGTCTTTAGAAGTTGTAAAAGAAAACGTAAACGTAAAAGGTCTAGTTTTGGGGATGTCGCAAAAAGTTTTTCTAGCGTACTTAGAAGAACTAGCCTTGCAATCCGAAAACAAACTAGATGATATGGCTTTAGCCCTAATCAAGAACCAAATGTCGGGACCGGCGTTTGAACAGTGGTTAGACGGAAAACTCGGCTTATTAGCGTAAGTCGGGTTTTGCTATGGGTCTTACGTCAACGCAAAAACTTATTCTATGGTTAGTAGGTAAAGGGGTTGTGTTACTGTGGGACCTATGGCAAGCGCATCGCGAGCGGGCTAAACAGCTTGAAAAAGACGAAGCCAACGCTGCAAAATATAACGCCTTAAAAGGTACAAAAAATAACCGAGAGGAGCGCACTAAAAATGCTGAAAATTTACTTAATGGCACTTAGCCTTTTCTTTCTTGTAGGTTGCGCGACAGTAGAGCCGTTTCCGGCTAAATACGTTTACGAATTAGATACCGATAATTTTGTATGCGTAAAATACGAAATCGTTAACTTAGAAAATTTAACTTTTAAATATGTAGACACGCAAAACCTTTTACAGTGTAACGGAGTTTTTGGTTTTAAGTCTGACGATACCGGCAAGGTTATGAGCTATACCCGTCGCCGTATACAAGAACATTTAAGGTTAAAATATGGCAACCGAATTAACCCAAGTTGCGGCCAATAGGACCCAAAGACCAATACAGGACCCGCAGTTAGTTTTAGAGATTGACGGCGTCGCCACTCGTTACGGTCTAGGTTCTATTAAAAAATATATTCGGATCGGCGATCCGGGTTTAACCGTTGGCGGAAATGTCGACGGCAAACCTTGGGCTATTGGTGGGTTATCAAATCAAGAAAACCAACTAGACGTTATTACCCTTGACGGAACTACTTCCACAATCGCGCAACAGCTTTTACAAGACAAAGGCGGGTCGACTTCTGTGTCGAGTATTCAAGTCGCCCTTGTCGATTTAAACGAAGAAATTACTCGTCTTATTACACCAAATGAAATTGTCGACGATATTCTGGGAAGACGTGCAAACGTTTATCTTGGTTATCAAAATACGGCCTTTCCGCAAGACTTCATTCAAATTTTTCAAGGCATTATCGATGACGTCGCAGGCGGCCCGACAACTGTTATTTTAAACATTTCTTCGCCCGAGCAAAAAAAGCGGGGCGAAATTTTACAACAAGTTACCACAGACTTAACCGCAACCGCTAAATTTGAAAACCGCACCATTCAGGGGGTTACTTATCAAGCTCGGCGGCGCAACGTTGCAAACGTCAATATCGAGTATATTGGCGGCGGAACAGCGGGAAGCGAAGTCGTTACCGTGGCGGCGACTAATATCACGGTTCAAATTCAAGCCGGAGTTAGTACCGCGTCCCAAGTTCGCGAAGCAATCGACAAAACTTTAGAGTCTTATTTATTGGTTGAAACTGAACTAGTCGAAGGCCAAGAAAGTCTTGTTCAGTCCGTTACGGGTTCTTTATTGCCTTTATTGATCGATACGACGATTAACGTTGTATCGACGCAAGGGTTTCTACTTCCCGCTGACGGCGATACTTTTAAAACCTATATTCGAATCAACGACGAAGTTATCGAATACACGGGGCTAACCCCAACGTCGTTCACGGGTTGCACTCGCGAAGCTTTAGCGCTTCAGGACCCGCGAGCTTTTGGGGAAACCCACAAAGCGGGCGACTCTGTTCAATCGTTTTATCGATTGCAAGGCTCGGCAATTGATCTAGCATTAAAAATTTTACTATCAGGCGGCCCGCAATACTTTGCGGAAAACGTTTCAGTTAAATCAATCGGAACAGTCGAAGGGCTTGGGGTTTTATTAAATTCGATTTTCTTTGAAGGCGTCTTTATCGATGACAAGTATGGTGTAGTTGTAGGGGACAAAGTGACAACTGTCGGCGATTCAATCCCGGCAAACAACGTGACCCTAGCGACTATTTCAGAAATCGGTCGAACCGACTCGGGGTCGTATCTTGTACTTTCAGGCGTAAGTCTAGTTTTAAATGTCGGATCGTCGGCAACTATTAGTTTTAATTCTAAATATAATGTTTTACCCGCAGGCGCGGGGCTTGAAATGGGCGGCGACATGATCGACGTCCCGCAATTTGAATATATCTTAACGACTTTTGCGGGTTCAATTTTTGACTATGACTATTACGTTAAAGAGACTTTGAACGCAAAAGACTTTATCGATAACAAATTGTTATTTCCGACAGGCGGGTTTTCACTCCCGCGCAAGGGAAAAATTTCAATGGGGTACACGTCCCCGCCGCTATCAGTTATTGAGTTAAAACGTTTTAATTTTGAAAACGTAGCGCGGCCCGACCAACAGCGGATCTATCGCGGTATTACAAAATATTTCTACAATAACATTGCTTTCAAATATAACGGAGCGGTTACGGACGATCGCTATTTTTCGGGGAACATTGAACTAAGCGCCGACTCAAAAAATAGAATTAAAACGTCAACTAAAACTCTACTTATTGAAGCCGAAGGGATTAGACCGTCGGCAAAAACTGACGAAATTATCGATCGCTTAACAAGCCGGTTTTTAGATCGCTACAAGTTTGCGGCGGAACGAATTAAAATCCAAGCTTTCTACGGCGACGCTTTTAACCGCGACGTTGGTGATATTGTAGCGTTTGGCGGCGAAGGGTTTAGTTTACCTAACACCAAAAAGGGGACGCGGGTTTTTCCTGAACGTCTTTTTGAAATCGTCAATCGAAGCCTTGATATTAAAACGGGCGTCGTGACTCTAGACTTAGTTGATACCGCTTACAGTATTGACGGCGCTCGATTTGGCGTTGTCTCGCCCGCAAGTAAAACGGACACAGGCTCTACGACAACAAAGCTCATTTTAAAACCAAGTTACGCAACCCAACCGACTGCAAGCGAGCGGTCTAAGTGGACAAGCTTTATCGGCGAGCGGATTATTGTTCATGCCGACGATTGGTCGTTTTCATATACGACAACAATCTTATCGTTTGACCCAGCAAACCCAAGCGCAATTAACGTCAACCCGGCTTTGCCTGTTGCGGTTTCAGCGGATACGGTTATCGAAATCCCAGCTTATCCCAATACGGCCCTTGATACTGACGACGCCGTTTATAAAAGAAACTTCGTGTTTGTTAATCCGGTCGTGGCCGTAACGAGTGGGGTTGATAATTTAAGTTTTAACGTAAGTTTATCCGACGCCGCTTTATTTTTAGTTGATCAAACTTTAATTGTTTATTTAGAAACTGCGGAAGGCGAAATCACTCAAGCTTCGGTCGAGGCCAAAGTCGAGTCAATCGCAGGGACTTTAATCACGGTTGATCGAGACTTAGGGTTTACCCCGAGTAACGTTCACACGGTTCATTTAATTGGTTACATAGACGGGGGTTTCCCGTATCGTTTCTTATAGGGGGCAAGCATGGGGCTAATATCTGACGCAAGAAAATTTATCGACGAACTCGAAGTCAAGTATCGGTCAAGCGTTTCCGAATCAACTTGGTTTAAAATTGGTGGGGCTATCAATTTTATTTTGCATCGTAATCACCAAGAAAAGCAGTTTTTCTTAAACGGCCCTTATTATTTATTTCCGGGGATCGTAACAAAATTAGACGGCTTAACCGTGTTTAACTTCGACGCCGAAATCATTAACGTTTATATGTTTAACATGGTCGCGGGAAGTTCAAGTTTTACGGAACTTGATATAAAATTAAAACCGCAAGGGTCTGGTTCGTTTACTTCAATCTTTTCAACTCGTCCGTCAATCGGTTATCAAGCCGGGAACGATGTTTGGGTCGGGATCGGGGACGTTATTGCGAACACAACCGCGCCCGTATTGACGTCAGGCGGCTCGCCACTCGCCGTAAATAAAGGGGACGGGTTAGTCTTGGATCTTATCAATTCAATGCCGGGCGCTCAAAACTGCGGGATTTTAGTCCACTATCGACCGCGCTAGGGTTCTTTCTTACGGACCAATAAGCTTTTAAGTTTAAAATTGGCGTTATGTTTGGGGATAAAGTTTTCTTCAGATAACGCCGGGTTTGTAATTTCAATTAAGCTAAGGCTTAAAATCATGCCGTTTGGAATAAACATTGTACAAGATTTTAAATCGTTTTGTCGATCGTGGTTTAAATATAACATAACCCCGTGTTCGTCTTGCGAGTGCAAAAAACCCGTTGAAAAACAGACCGCGCCCTTATCGTTCATTTCTTCCGCGCTATACCAATCGTCGCCTGATACGGCGTCTAACCATTTTACAAAAGCAATAATCATAAAAGTTTTCCAATCCAACGGCCATTTTTATTTAGAACCATAGGCAAAAGTTTAGGATGACCGTTTAAAATAATACCCGTCCCAATAACCGGACGTTTTAAATTTACTTTGTTGTATGCAAACGCAAGCGATTCGTTTTCAATAAGGCAACCCGTTTGCATCCCCCAATAAAGGCCTTCGGGGTTACCCCAATACTCAATTTTAAATTTTTCATGATAGTGGCCTTGAACCGCGCACATCCCCATAGATTGACTTAGTTTGGTGACGTCTGAAGTTTTGCCGTGGCAAAAATAAACTTTATTTCCGTTAGACATTTTAACGGTCAAATCGGGAACCCAAACCCAACCCTTCGGAGCTTCTAACATTTGATTGTAAGATTTAAAAACAAAACGCGGAAGGCCTGAAACTTTTTGTTTACGATAGACTAGCGACCCGTGATTTGATTCTAAAACAAATGCTTTAGGAAATATTTTGTAAAGCCACTTTAGTCGAGTGATAGCGGTTTGAAGTTCGTCACGCGGAGCCATTAAGTCCGGATCGTGATCGTGAAATGAAAAACTGTGCCCGTCCGTTTCGTCCCCCATAAAAACAATCAAGTCCGGACGGTACACCTTTTTAATTTCTTCTAAAAACTCAAATATGTCCGGATGATTGTAAGGGAAGTGCGGGTCGGATACTGTTAATATTCGTTTGTACACAACCCAAGACTAAAGTAAAAGTCTTGGGTCGCTTAGACCTGATTTTAAAATTTAGTCTTTAGCCTAGCCATTGACGAAAAGCATAGGCGCGAGCTTTTAAAAGCGTGTCACTTGTTTGAAGTTTGTCGCCTTGATTGTATCCGAGTAAAGAATAAGTTAAAGTATTACGCGCTTCAAAAAGGCCACAGTGCCCGCCCCCGTCGCGAGTTAAAACGACAACGTTTCCAAGTTTTAAATTTTTTTCTTTAACGGCGTGACCCCAAGTCGCCCAAGATTTTGCAGCCGCCGACCAAGTCGGTTCGGGAACTTTATTTAAACTTTTGTACACAATAGCGTCGTTAAAAGCGTCGTTATCAAACACGCTTAAATAATACGTGCGTTTGATAATGTCTTCGTTAAAGCCCCGAGCTTTTAACATTTTATAAGTCGCAGCGGGGTTTCGTTCCCAGTTTGTCACGATAACGTTTAAGTTCATACCTGACGAACACCAAGGGATTGAGTCGGTATTGTTGCTAGAAAAATCTTGTTTTGCAACGCCGGTTAAAATGTGCGAAAGCTCGATCAATTCGTTATCGTCAGGTCCGGGGATTTCTTGAACCCCCATAGACATAAGCCGTTGCGCGGTTTGATATTGGTGGGTTGAATACGGCGGAAGCATAGTTTACCCCTTACTTTTTAAATATCCGGCCATTAGTAAACAGTAGTTCGCCAAATCTAAAAGCGTGTCTTCGACGCTTTCTTCTTTAACTTTTAGTTCGCCTTGGGCCACGTAGTTAGCAATACGCGAAAGTTTATCCGACATTCGAGTAACAAACCCGACTTCAGTTGAAAAGCCGTAGCTTTCTATTGTTTTAAAGTTTGCAAACGGATCGGTACTTTTTGAATAATCATGGTTTTTCTTCGCCGTGATTTCCGTCATTTTGTCGCATAGTGTTTTGTGATAAGCTAGATATTCGTCCCGGTTCATTGTAAACCCTTTCTAAAAAAGTTGAGCTTGTTTCTTCGGACCTAATTAAATAAGTAATGTTTTGATCGGTCAACCTTGCGTCGAGTATAATTGTCGATTCAGGTTTTTTAACGCGATCGTTTCGGATTTCTTCTTTTAAAATCTTTAAAAAGTTTTCAGCCTGATCAAGATTTTTAGTAAACGTATGAATCATTTTCTATACCTTTCGCCGGTCCAGCCTTCCGCAGTAATAGGCGCACCCGCAGCCCACGCCGGAAGTTCCGACATTAAATTTTCAAACTCAATAACTGAACCCGTTTCTTTTTCGGCAATCAATTCGTCGTGTACCGACATTAAAATTTGATAGCCTTTGTTTTCCGCCCGAAGCATGGCGTCCGCCATTAAGTCGCGGCTAATCGCTTGAACAACGTTTTCTGTCAATTTTCCGCCGTAGTTTGGGCGGTACTCCCATTTTTTAGTTAACGAATTGACCCGCCAATGGTGTAGCGCAAGCTTTTTTTCGCCCCAACTTGTTGTCGTCACTTCGACTTTAGGGCCGTAATAAGCGAGCTTTCGCCCCGACGGAAGTACGCACCATAGAAAGCCGTTTGCGTAATACCATGTCGTTTTATTAACCGTGATTTTTTTCTTTTCTAATATGCACTTAATCGCTGCGGTTTCTAAGTTGTACCAAACTTGAGTCACGGGTTTATGATTAGCGCGGTAGGCTTCGACCGACGTTTGCGCGAGCGCTTCAGTGACTTCAATCCCCCACGATACGCACGTATCAAAAAACTTTTTAGCCCCCATTTGATAACCGCAACCAAGAACGGCGGCTTTACCTAAGTTACGTTCGGCCTTTGTAATTTCTGAAACGGGCTTTCGATAGATAACGCTTGCCTGATCTTTGTAAAGGTCTTTACCTTCAGTAAACATTTTTAAACCGCGATAGTGGTTTGCAATCCAAAATAAAACGCGAGCTTCAATCGCCGCGTAATCGGCAACGAATAGTTTTTTATCGGGGCTTGGGATAATCATGCCCCGCAGACAAGAACTAAAAACGTCCATAGGTTCGCCCCAAAGGGTCCGAACTAAATCAAGGTCGCCAAGCTGAAGCGTTTTAATAGCTTCGTCAGTTTGATCAATCTTACCTTTAGGGAAGTTTTGAACTTGTAGGCCAGACCCGGCCCAGCGCCCGGTCGCAGCGCCGTGATAAACTAACAAATCGCGAACTCGACTGTCGGCCGGGCTAGCCCTATTTTTAAAAGCAATATATTTTTTAGTCGAAGTTTTAGAATACTGTTGTCGTATTTCTAAAATCTTTCGAGCGTCATTAGTTAGATTTTTATTTTCTTTTAAGACGTCTTCGACAGTTTTCTTTTGCAAGTTCAAAAGGTCAACGCCTTCGGCCTGAAGCCATTTCAAAACTTCCCGCGTTTGCGCAGTTGTTTCAAAATAACCATAAGCCACTTGTTCGGTTTCGTCTTTTAGCCGACCCGTTTCTAAATCAATTAAAGAAAGAATTTGGTCGACCGTTTTGGTGTCAACTAAAACGCCCCGCGAGTTTATAGTTTGGTCTAGCTCCCAAATCTTACGCTCATTAGGGTTTAAGTCTTCAAGCCTTTGATCAAGTAAATATTCGGCCTCAACGTCTTTAATGCAATAGTCATAAAGTAATTTAAAATCGTCAGGGTCTTCGTGCCATTTAGCCGTACTTTTTTTAGTAGCTTTTCGCGGCTTACACATTTTTAACATGACCTTATGGCCGACCATGTCTTTTTGAACTGCAAGGCCCAACGCTAAACACGCACCTTCGAGCTTGCGCGGAAGCGCGTGAACTGCGGCTTTTGCAGCGGTACACGACCAATTAGCAATAGATAATTTAGGCCAACCGTAGCGTTTCACTAATACGTTATTATAAATACACTGTTCAAAAAAAGCGTTGTGCGCGACAAGCTTATCGTCAGGTTTAAAATGAAATTTTTCTTTGTTTTGAATGTCTTCTTTAGTAAGTAAGATTGCGCCTTGAGTTCCAAACTTTGCACCAAAGCACATGACTTCAGTCGACGGATGTAGGGAATAGTTATAAGCCCCGACTTTTCTAAGGTCGGCTTCGGATCTAGTTTCAAAATCGACAACAATTTTCATAGGTTTTTAACCAATCTTTAACCGATTATTGACACAGGTAAAAAACTTTGTTCAGGCTTTAATCGTTTTTTAACTTCTGTTAAAGACTCAACAATAAGAATCGTTTCGTCTGTAAAAGCGTTAATCATTTTAGTTTGATAATCTTTTTCAAGATGAGTATTTTCGCGGGCCACAAAAGTAAAATGCGGAGCCCAAAACAGGGACGGAACTTTAGCCCCCCGAATAGTTAATTCAATAAACATAAACCCCCCAAAGTAAGGCCCGCTAAACGCGGGCCGACTCTTTATAACTCGACGTCGCTATAGTCTTCGATTTCGTCAAATGAATCAACGGCTGAACCGCCAAACTTGTCGCCGTCTTTATGTTTTTGAACAGCGTTCAAATAACACGAAACGCCCCGACGTGGCGGCTGTGGCTTACCGTTTAACTTTGGTTGCGCAATTTCATAAGCCTTCATTGAAATCGCAAGTCTAGCAAACACGCCCCCGTAAACTTCAGACGGATCTAAAATTTCTTGTTTTTGAGCGTCAACAATCGCGGGCTTATATTCTTCGCCCGTTTTTGCTTTTAAATACAAACCGCCCGCGTAGCCTTGTAGCCCTTCACGTTCGTCGCCGTCTTTCAGCGCCCACGCAATGTCATCCGGCCATTTAGATTTAGGTCCCCACATTTCAGTCGCAGCTTGTTCTTGCGCTGTAATCAACTTAGATAGGTCTGTGTTTTTTGCAAAGATCACTTCAGTTGAATAATGTGGTTTTTCTTTATCCTGATAACCATTAGTGGTCTTGAATAAGTGCGGGTAACTTAGCCGTCCGATTGGTGTAGTTACTTTTATATATGTGTTTTTCTTTTCGTCTTTCATTGTGTACCCCTTTGTTAGTATGGTTTTTTCATTGGTTTTGGTTTTGTCTTTTTAGCTGTTTTCTTTTTTGCCACGTTGTCCCCTTTCTAATCGCTATCAAAAGCCGTTAATACGCCTTTAACTTCCGGGCGCGGGTCTGAAGTTGGGGCATAAGTATTGCCGGAGCTAATCGCTACGCAACGTTCTTTAACCCAGTCTTTAGACGTGACTTTTTCTAGCTGTGCAGGGGATTTTAGTTCACGATTAAATGCTTTTGCACCAAATACTTCGGACGCTTCGCGTTCAACTTCCGCAGCGTTAAACCATTTTCGAGTCGCACGTTTGGCGACAAGCTTAAAGCCCGCCACTTCGCGCCCCTGTTCAAGCTCATAAAGCGCATGGGCTCGAACCGCACTAACCCAACCTTCTAATAGATCGGCCTTTTCTAAAAGGCGGGATAGTTGAATCGGCGTAAAGGTTTGCGGGGCCGGAAGCTGACTAAGGTCATCGTCAAAAGAAAGCTGCGCTTCAGCTAAAGCTAGCGATTTCATGGCCGGACACATGATTTTAGCCGGACAGAACTGACACCAATCGCCTGCGACTGGTTTTAAGCTTTTCTTTTTGGTTTGTTTAACGTGAAAATAAAGCTGTTCTTCAAAGTCGGCTAAGACTTCGTTCGTTACTTCCCACGACCTTAGCGGCCCTTCGGCGTGATAGGCCCTAGGCTGAACAATATGAACTCGCATAACCGGACGGACCCCAACTTTTTTTGTAAGGGATAATAAATAAAATAAAAGTTGTAAGTTTTTTTCAGCGTCGACCGCTAGCCCCTTCCCGTGTTTATAATCAAAGACATCGATCGCGACTTGACTGACGACGGCGCAATCGACCGTCCCGCTTAAATCGTCTTTAACGTCTAGGATAAGTTTTTCTTCGACGAGTAGTTCCGCAAAACGGGGGTCGTAAACTTTTGAAACGGCGTCAACAATAGCGACAACGTGGTCGACCATTTCTTCGTCGTATAGGTCATAGGCTTCAAAGATGTCGATTTCTTTTGTTAGAAGTTTTTCCATTAGTTCATGGGCTTTAGTACCTTCGTCGGCAAACTTCGAGCTTTTCTGTGGTGGGGCTTTATCGATTAACGCAATTGAAGCATGACAATTAAACCAACGATAAGCCGAACTTGGGGAATATTTAGAATGTTTTTTGACCGGAGCTACCACGACAAAGCCTCAATCAACCCGTAAAATAAATAGATCAATAAAAACGTAAATAAAATAATTAAAAGGCCCATTAGTTCCCGAACTTTCTATCAAGCGTAGAGTTTACAAAGTCACTTGATTCAATTACTAAAGCTGACAAAATTTCAGAGGCTTGTTCTTCTGAAAACTTTTCTGTGATGTCTGTAAACATTCTAAAGCACTCCAAAAAGCCAATATAAAAAGCTTGTTTTGTTTCGCGATATTGAACCGCAGAAACTTCAATCCCTTCAAAAGTTAACGCCGCATAAATCCGCCATAACGATTCAACTTTAATGTCGCTAGGGGATTTAAATAGATCGGCGTAATTTATTTTGTTTGCAATTTCTTTTACGGCTTCGCGTTTTGTTTCCATAGTTTTATTGCCTTACCAAATGATAACGTTTGTTGCGCAGCGGATTTCTTTAACCCATTGTCCGGTTGAAAGCTGACAGTTAAAAAGCGTTAACCCGCAATTTTCATACGAGTAAGACGCGCAACGATATTGGAAGTCGTTAACTGTGTATGTTTTCAAAATGGTGTCTTCAGCCTTTGAAGTAAAACACGACGATAAAAATAAAACCCCTAAAAATAAAACCTTTTTCATTCTGAATACCTTTCTTTAATGTGTAAAAACAATCTAAAACAATAGTCTTTATAATCCCAATTAAATTCTTTATCGTGACCAAGCGCAAAAGTTAAAGCCATAAACGCCGATCGATAAAACATGACTTGATAAGAGTCTTCTTTTTTAGCGGCAATAAGCGCCCGGTCAACGCTTGCAGAAATACGACGGCGAACGCTTAACTCTGTGTACTCGCGTTCAAATGGCGGCCTAAAAGACGCTTTAAACTCCGGGGGTAAATACGCCCCAAGTATATCAAAAGACGCGTCAAATAAATCGCCCTTTTGGTTGTCGACGTAGTCGGCTAGTTCTTTAAGAGTTTTCATTTTTTAATGTGCTTCCATAAGTAAAAAGAACCCCGAGCTTTAGGCGGCTTTAATCCCCAAAAACTATTCATAAGGCGGTTAAAGTGTTCTTGATAAGCCGTATTATAAAGATCGACTTTTTCTTTTTCAGTTAGATCAAAGCCTTTAATCATTCGATCGATGGCGGCTTGACTGTGCGGCGCTAAAGATTTCCCCGTTTCAATCCGCGCAATTTGACTGCGATTTAAGTTTGCTAAATAGCCAACGTCATGAAGCGACAAACTATTTTTGTGTCTTAACTCGCGGTATTTTTCCCCAAACGTTTTCAAACGCGTCCCACAATCTCATTAAACTTTGTTCGAGCAATAATCCAATTAGCTACTCTAGCCCCACCAAATAAGGCGACGGGCTCCGCAAAGGTAAGTTTAACTAGACTAGGGCCAACGTCGAAGGTTGCGGTCGCAGGACCAAAAGGCGTTTGTACTGCGCCTAACGGGTCCGGACAAACTGCGTTCTTCAAAACAGAATTTGCGATGTGGGCGCAGGCTTCAGCCTGTTCATGATCATAAGAACACGCCGCAAGAAAATGTTCAGTGGTAAATAACGTAATCATTGGGCCGCCGCAATGGTTTGATTAAAGTGTTCAACGTGTTTAAAGACGTCGTCTGCAAACATCCAAACCCCGTCATGATCAGGCATAAAAGTTTCACAATCTAAAATGACTAAGTCCATACCTAAGAACTTTGTTCCGGTTGGCGTGGGCTCAATCCAAGTCAGACATGAATCGGCATGTGGAAGTTCATGCTTTAAATTCTTAGCTAAGACCGAATCAATAATGAGCGTGGTCGGGTAACGTTCTTTTTTCGCGCTTCGCGTGTTAAGTCCTAGTAAAATATCGTGTAAAATTGGTGTATCTTTCTTTTTCATAAAGGCCTTTCATTGTGTTAAAGCGGAGCTATGCCCCGGTTTGTTTTTTAAAGTAACTGTTTTATCAAAAGAACTTTTTCTTTTAAAGTCAATTCGGTGACCGCGCTTAAAATGGCCGTAACCATTTCACGAAGTTCGCCCGCTTGTAATTTGTTCTTAGTGTTCTGTCGTTTTGCGGCTTTTGCTACGACTCGGTTTAACGTAGCCGTTGGCAATTGAACTTTTTTAGATGACATTTTGTCCCCCTATATTTTTAGGCGTTTTAATGTTTAAAGACCGTAAAGCTAAATCGGCGTAGTGATACCCCATTAAAAACGGGATCGCAACAAAGGCGTATAAAAACCCCAATACAAAAGGCAGGCCTGCGATTAACACGAAAAGCGTTAACAGTTTGTATTTAAGAATTTTTTCTATCATTTAAGGGCCTCTAGCTTTTTCATTAATTCGGCATGTGCTTTATTGAGTTGTTCTTGATTCATGTCTTTGGTTGCTCGGACCCCAAACGTCGCGACAAACTTTTTAGCGTCGTCAACGGAAGTTTTCTTTGCGTATTCATTGATTAGTTTTATGACTTCAAATAGTTGGATTGGTGTTTCTTCAGTAGTTATATCGGCGGCTTTTAGTTCTTCATTTTGTTCTTCGTTGGGTTCTTCTTTTTGTTTGGCTTTAGCGGATTTCTTTGAGCTAGTTTTTGGTTTATTTGAGCTAGTTTCTGGTTGGTCAATTTGTTCGGCTTTAGTAGGCTCCTGCGTTTCATTTTGTGGGGTTTGAGTTTCATCTTGTGTCTGGTAAACCTTTTTTAGAATCGCTTCTAATGTATTTACAGACGTAGTTAAGTCTTTTAAAATTTGTTTTGTTTCTTTATCAAAAGTGATTTGAATTGATTCGATCATGGTCTTTAGTCCTATTCTATAGTTTGGTTAATGGTTTTAAGTTTTTTAATATTGGCTTGCAAGATATATTCGTCGAGTAAATTTGGAAGAACCAAAAACGTGGCCGTTACCGTGTTTGATTGTCCTATCCGATGTAAACGGTCAATCGCTTGTGAATTTTTTGCAGGGGTCCAGTCGTACTCTACAAAGACACAGTGACTCGCCTTAGTTAAAGTAAACCCTACGCCGCAAGCTTCAATTTGACCGAATAATAATCGATAATTACTTTGAGACTGAAAGAGTTTTACGACGTCTTGGCGCTTATCTGTGGCAACCGAGCCGTCAATCAATAGCGGGTTGTCTTCACTGAACGCAAGCATAAGCTGACGAAGGACGTCTTTATGGTGCGCAAACACGACAAGGGCTTCGTCAGTATTATCTAATCTGTCGCGGATAAAGTTAATTGCGGAAGCTACTTTTGAAAGCCCCACTTCTTTTCTGTACGTCGCAAGTTCGCCGAGTACCTTATCGGGGTTTGCAATGATCGCAGAAATTGAAACCTTTTCTAGAGTTAAACTTTCTAAGGCTTTAATTTTCTTAGTCTCGCCGCCAACGTAAACGATTTCTAATAAGCGATCGGGTAAATCTAAAACGTCTTTAGTAACTCGAATCATGAAATTTTCTAAAAGCTTTTTAAGCTTATCTAAATTAGAACTTCCATTGTAATCAAAACCCCAACGCGTTTCAAAGCCGCCGCAAAATTCAACCCCGTACCAATGAAAAGATTTAAACTGATCAGGCTTTGGATAAAGGGCGTTTAATACCGGCCACAACTCACGCGGGCGGTTTGGCATTGGCGTCCCGCTCATGGCGACGACCTTTTTAAACTGCGGAACAACAGGGTTCATTTTTATTTTGCGCTCGCCGACTGTGGTCTTAGTGGCTTTTATCCCGCCAAATAAAGACTTAGTTCGAACCGCTGTCGGCGTTTTATATCTGTGCGATTCGTCGATAAAGAGATAATTAAATTTATTTGTAAAGATAAATTTTCTGACGTTGTCTTGATCTAGACGCGTGTCTGGAATAATAAAAACTTTTGCGCTTTTTTCAATTGGTGTTTTTGTATCTATCACGGTTACAATATCGGTATCCGCAAAATGCGCCCACCTTAAAATTTCTTCGCGCCAATTGCGAGCTAAGAACGGCGGACAAACTACAACCGACGGAAGTAGTTTGTCCACGTCTAGGATAATTGACGCGATTATAGTTTTACCGATACCCGCGTCGCCCGCTAGATAAACGTGATGACTTTTATTCAAAATTTTTTCAGCGATTTCAATTTGATATGGGAAGGGCTTACGGCCTGCAAGAGCATTGTAAGTGAAATCATTAAAATTCGTTTTGATCAAGTATGTCATTACGCCTATCTTTTAAAGTGACATAAAAGATATTTCTAAATAAGGTCGTAAGTCAACACCAAAAATAAGAGGTTTTCACGATGCTGTTATCTGACTATATAAAAGAACAGGGCGTTACAAAAGTTTCCCGCATGTTAAATATTTCGCAATCCGCAGTTAGTTCATGGGCCGCGCTTCGGTCTGTTCCGAGTGACTTACAAAAATACAAAATTAATCAAATGACCCACGGCCTAGTTTCTTATGACGAAATGTTAGAGCCGTATATCGAAAACGGTCTTAAAGTGGGTTTCATTGAGCCCGAAGAACTAGAAACAAATAGCGGAACTTTATAATTTTTAAATTTGAGGGGATTTTATGTTAAACGAAATCAAGGCGCTAGTTGATTGCGGCTTTAGTGTCTTATGGCTCAAGCCGAAATCAAAAGCGCCCATCGGTAACGGTTGGACTAAAGAGTCGAAAAAGACTTATACCGAGTTAGAAAAAGAATACAAGAAAAATTATAATGTCGGCGTAAGACTTGGCGAACCGTCTAGGCTTCACGACGGGTCGTATTTAGCCGTCATTGATTGCGATATAAAGTCGGAAAATTATGCGCATAAAAATGAGTTTATGCAGGCCATTGAAGGGCTTCCCTTTGACTGGACCCTAGCCCCTCGGGTTATGAGCGGACGCGGGAACGGGTCTTTTCACTTATATATAAAGACGCCGGAGCCCCTTAAAAGCTTCCGGTATAAATCAAGTCAGCATCGGGATAAGGTGTTAATGCCTTCGACCCAACCCACTAAGCGAGACTTTGAGGCCCTTTCAACTGACGAAATAGAACAAGGTTACCGGATGCGGAACGCTTGGGAAATCGATTTTGTAGGGACTGGAAAACAAGTCGTCCTTCCGCCTTCGATACATCCCGATTCGGGCTTAGAATACAAGTGGCACGGAGTTTTTGACGTCAAAAATTTGACGCTGTTAAACCCTGAAAACTTTTCAGCCGAACTTTTGAAAGCCGACGTTAAGCCCACAAAAAGATTTCAATACGTCCCGACCGAAATCGATCTATTAAGTTCGGCTTTAAAGCCTGCAATGCTCGAGCTTATTATTTCAGGCACGGGCGTTGAAAAATACGACGGCGATTCAGAGGCCCTTTTTGCCGCAGTTATGGCGATGCTTGGCTGTGGGTTTAACGACCATGAAGTTATTTCGGTTTTATCTGATACGTCGTTTTATTTGGGACAAGTTGCGGGCCGACATACCGTCAGCGATAACCCGGAAAAATGGGCTAAGTGGATTTATAAATATAATATCGTAAAAGCCCGGACAATCATTAACAAAGACCGGGGTTTTGATACCGAAGCCATTGAAGAAAAACTTGAAGACGGTAAAGCGGCGGAACAAATACGACAAATTAAAGATACTGAAAACTGGAAAACAAAACTAAACATTACCGATTCGGGCCACGTAAAGCCGACTGTATGGAACGTTAATTTAATTTTATCAAACGTTTTATCGGGACCAATTTTTGCGCTTAACGATTTTACTAAAGACCAAATTTACGTACAAGTTCCGCCATGGGAAAAACCTAACCGCCACTATATTGGAAATCAAATTACTGACGACGATATTTCGTCTATTATAGTTTGGTTATCAACGCACTATCGTTGCGAAGCTTCGCGCTCTACAATCGAAACCGTCATTTCGTCTTTGACTCAATCTAATAGCAGACATCCCGTTCAAAACTATTTAAAGGGCTTAGAGTGGGACGGGATTGAACGCTTAGACCATTGGCTTCAAATGTATCTAGGTTGCACAGGCGACACGCGATATTTACAGGCCGTTGGCCGTAAGACTCTCGTCGCCGCCGTTGCGCGGATCTTTAGGCCCGGTACTAAGTTTGACCAAGTTCTTATTTTGGAAGGGCCGCAAGGCGCAGGGAAATCAACCGTCATTCAGCATTTAGCTAGTACAGAGTGGTTTACTGACCAACTTGGCGACATCACCAATAAGGATTCGCTCGACAAAATGCGGGGCATTTGGATTGTCGAACTGGGCGAGCTTGCGTCGTTTACTCGCCACGAAGTTGAACGGTTAAAAGAATTTATTTCAGCGCAAACGGATAAGTTTAGGCCGCCTTATGGTCGAAGAACGCAAGATTTTCCGCGCCAATGTATTTTTATTGGATCAACTAACAACTATGATTATCTAAAAGATACTACGGGTAATCGCCGTTATTGGCCCGTTAAAGTTGGAAAAATTGATATGAACGCGGTTAAAGAAGACCGTGACCAACTTTGGGCCGAAGCTTATCAAGCGTTTCTTGCGGGCGAAAAACTCTATTTTGACGATATTGAGTTAATTAAAACCACAGTCAACGAACAAACAAAGCGTCAGTCTATTGACGATTTTACTGCGGATCTTTGGGAAAAAATTCAAACGTGGGCTGACGGTATAGACCACGATTTAAACCGGATTTCGACCTTTTCTTTATACAATGAAATTTTAAATACAAGCTTAATTTCAGGGCAAGGCGAACGCTCTTTTAAGCTTACAGTTAGCCATTCGATGCGAATTTTAGGGTATGTTTTAGACCAAAAACGTGTAACGCGAAATCACGTTACATCCACGTTACAAACCAGTAAAAGTCTCGTTACACGGGCCTACTTAAAAAAAGCTAAAAATGCTTTTGAAGTTTAAAACAAAAATTTAAAATTAAAACGAACACGTAACGTGAAAAAGTCACGTTACGTAACGTGAAATGTAACGTGACAAAACTTAAAAATTCTTTTTTGTTTTCATATATTTAAGTCGTTCTTGTAACGTGTAACGTGAAAATATCTATAAATATATTATATATTATATTATAGAAATGCCTATTTAATAGGCATATATTTACACTATATATTATACGTTTTCTATTCCTATAGGTTTTAGTTCGTTTTTTCACGTTACTCACGTTACAAAGTTACTTTAACTATTTTTCGGCGGCCCCGGCGGCTTCCAAATTGGTGGAGTTTTTGCAAATTTAAGATCATGACAGATTTTTTAAAAATGTGGATAACTCTGTGGAAAACTCAAATTGATAAAATTTGTATAAATTTGATAAAAATTGAAAGGCGGACTAATGGACGACGATAATCAAGAACGCGTAAAGTGCCAATGCGGGGATTGTGGCAAAAAGTTTTACAAGGGCGACGAAGGGGACAATGAACAGTTTTGTTTACGCTGCGAACGTGAGTCGGTTTTAAACCGAGCGTATCCCGCAAGTGATGACTTTTGGGAACGGGACGACTATACGTCAGACGATTACTAGATTTTTATGCAAAAATTTACTAGATTTTTATGCGGGGGTATTTATGTCAGGGGCACGATCAAGACGCAAAGGACACCAATTTGAACGCGATGTCGCTAACATGTTTAAGGCCGTGGGGTATCCCCAAGCCCAAAGACAATTAGAATATCAGCTTAACCAATGCCAAGGCGTAGACCTTGCGAACACTGGGCCGTTTCGGGTTCAGTGTAAAAAACTAAAATCGTACGCAAGTATTAACACCATTAACGAAATAAAAGATGCAAGCGGTATTCCGGTTCTAATCACGGCGGCGGACGGTCTTAAGCCTATGGCCGTACTTCCGCTAAAGAATTTTCTAGACTTAATAAAGGTCGAGTCCAGCTTAACGTTAGACGACGATTTTAATAGTATAGAGCCATGGCACAACAACGAACCAAACTCCAAAAACGAAGGCTTGCCGCTCAAACCCGATACCTTGAAGAACTTGAAGACGAAAAAGAAAAGCTCGACTATATAAGAGACGCGGTCCACGTCTTTGACGCCATTCAATTTTATATGTCTCAACCCCACTTAAAAGAAGCCGAGCGTGACAAGCTTCGCATGTGTATGCTCTATTTATCCCACGGGGTTTTAGACTAACTGCGTCTTGCACCAATTACGAAAACCCCCGTTTAATTAACCCACATATAAAAGGGGGCTTGCGTATGGCAAAGCAAAATCAAATCAAACCAAGTATCGAAGGCAAAGAATTAACACTAGAAACCAAAGCCGATTCAACAGAATTTAAACGGGTCTTTAGTAAATCACGAACAATCGTTTCAGACGTTTTTAAATTGCAAGTGGCAACAGTCATTAAAGGACTAGGGCTTGCAAAAACTCCCGACGAAAACCCTTCGGACTTCCACGATTTTGAACATACACATGTCTTTAGAACCTTTGACAGTGACGGCAAACGCCACTCAAATTCTGCGAGTACTGCGGGCCACTTTCACGTTATTGATTGGGACTATGACGACGCGGGAAAACCAATTGTAAAATCGGTTTCCGGCCCTATGATCATGGGGCGTAAACTTAAGCGGGGCTCATGGGTTCAAGAACCACAGCCGGTTAATAGCTACGACGACCATGTTCACGAAGTCGATTATTTATTTTCAAACCAAGTCGAAGCCCGTACCACTTCTTTAGAGGCTACAAAGCTTATTACTATGGAAGCCCAAAAGACTGCGCCGGTCGCAGGCGTACAAGTGAAGTAAGCCATGCTAGAAGAAACAAAAGCGGGGACTGTGGGCGTAACGCCTGAAGCCCTTTTTAAAGGTTTAAAGCCGCAAGAGTGGAACGGTTGCATAGTGCTAGCATTAAAAGGCATGAATCAAACTAATGAGTTTTACGCGTCAACTATGACCGTTGAACAAATGGTTTTTTTACACGCTCAATTAGGCGCACATATAAATTGTATTTTAGGTCAAATGAAAGAAGGGTTTTAAATGCAAAAAATCCCTGTTAAGAACGACCTTCCGCAAGCGGCCTATCAAACTTTATTCAGTCAATTCTTACACGCGGTTCCGACCAACGTAGTAAAGCCCGACGTTTTATTTGTCATCGGACTTTCAAATGGTGGGCCCCCGACAATTGCGTGGGTCGAAGACGAACCCGGACGCATAGATTTAGCAAAGGTAAACGACTTACACGCGGCGCTCGATAAAGCTTTACAAGTTGTTTTAAAAGTTAAATACAATTTAGAAAACCCGGCGGCCCCAAATGCTGACTAGAAACACTTTTAACGAGTGGTATATTGAAGCCGTTCGTATGAACGTTAAAGCCGACCCGGAACTTCGTGAAATGCTTTTGGCTCAAAAGCATCCGCGAGTTGTAAAAATGTTAGATCATTTATTTAAAGAAATCCAAAAGGCGTGTTTTTTAATATATCAAAAAAAGAAACGCTATCCCTTACCCCAAACTGTCAAGGGTATGGTTTACGATTTTACAAAATTATTTATGGACGGTTTAGAAAATCAGGCCAAACGGATGTATGAATCGGACTTAAGTCGTATTGCAAGGGAACAAGAACTTGCTAACCTTAAAGATTTAGAGGCAACAGACCAAGGCCATGCACAAGGGGTCTTCGCTGACGCGGGGGTTATGATTAATGACCAAACAACGACGTTCGAACAAAAAACCGAAAGCTAAAAAAGGGAAAAAGGTTTTATTACCTGACGCCCCTTTTAGGCTTAATCGTATTGAATTTATTCCAAACCGAACGCTTTACGATAGAGACTTCCATCCGCAAAGCTTTATTCAGTTTTGCCGTGAAGGGCGCTCGCGTTCTTATATATGCGCGGCGTGGTCGATCAGTGAATCAACGCTTTCAAGTTGGTTTCGTGATTACGAAGAAATGGCAAACGCCCGCAACGTAGGGGCTCAAGCTTATAAAGCGTATTACGAAGAAATCGCGCACGACGCTATTGTAAAACCAAAAAGTTTTGGTTACCAAATGCTTCAATTTTATTTAAAGAATAAATGTGGCTGGGCTGAAGACGGCGGTCGCAATGACCATGACGACGTAGACTTAGGCGTTCAACTAGACATTGTGGCGGTCTAATGATTCAGAATTTACATTGGAAGGCTAACCGTCACCAAAAAGAGTTCTTCAATAATATAACCGCAAAGCTTTTACACCTTTCGACGGGCTTCGGGGGCGGGAAAACTTACGGGCTTTGTATGAAGCTCATACAATTAAGTTGGCTCAATCGCCCTTACCATGGTGGGTTAGTAGCGCCCGCCTTTACTGACTTTAAAAAAGACGTTCTTCCGGAGTTTGAAGGCATACTTGATAAGTATGGTATCCCTTTTAAATACCACGGGAGCGACCATTTTTTTCAATTTCCTTGGTCAACAGGCAAGCTTTACGTCGCAAGCGCTGACAAACCTATTCGTGGGCCTAACTGGGCTTATGCGGGCATTAACGAAGTGACGCTTATTCCCCTTGTCAGATACAAAGAAGTCTTAGGTCGTGTTCGCGTTAAGGGATCTAAGGTCCCCCAAATTGCGTCAGTCGGAACGCCGGAAGGTTTTGCGTCTGAATATTACGACTACTTTATTGAGACGCCGCCCGCGTCTTTAAAAATTATTTACGGATCAACAGACGATAACGCGGAAAACTTACAAGACGATTATCTAAATACGCTCGAAGACGCTTATGACTCTCGAATGATTGAAGCGTACCGTCGCGGCCTTTGGGTTAACATGAACGGCTCAAGGTTTTACTATGCCTATAATGAAAAGAACGAAGACGAAAGCCTAGAGCCTCAAATGTTTTCCCAGTTCCACGTTTCAATGGACTTTAACGTTGATCCGTTTTGCGCTGCGATTTGGGGCTTTGACGGGTTTCAACTGTATGGGGTTGACGAAATCGAACTTAAAGGCGGCGAAGGGTATGACACCAAACACATGATCAAGGCGCTACAAGCTCGCGGCTATAACCCACATAACACGATTATTTATCCCGATCCGGCGGGAAGGGCTCGAAGTACCAAGGGCGCACCCGACGTTAAGGTCTTGGAAGACGCGGGCTATATAGTGCGCGTCAAATCAAAAGCCCCGGAGTTTAGAAAACGTCAGATAACAACCAATAACCTTTTTGACAAAGGTCGAGTTAAAATCAATCCTAAACGTTGTAAAGGCTTACGGCGCGACTTTTTAGGTGTCGAACAGGATATTGTCACGCAAGATAAAAAAAAGAACAATCCGAACTTAACGCACTTTTCGGACGGGTTCGATTATATGGCTGACATTTTGTTCCCGTTTAATGGACATCCGAAAGCCACAACTCAAGAAAGGTTACGCTAATGAGAATAAAACTAGAATCAGAAATTTTAAACATAGACGTTCGTAAACAATTGATCGAAGAAATTGAGGGGGCGGAAAACCGCGCCCGAAAGAATGACGCTTATAAACGTTATTCATGCTACAAAGACAAGACGTCCGACTATGTTATTGACATGCTTTTAAAACAATTTGATTTAACGACGATCCAAGAAATGCGATATTCTATTTCAAACATTTCTTTAGTGCGAAAAGTTATTGATAAGCTTGCGCGGGTTTATTCAAACGGCGTTCAGCGTTCTATCACTGACGATCAAGCGGCCACTGAAAAACTAAATAAGTTAGAATCGGAACTTGATCTAAATACAGCTATGAAAAAAACAAATCGTTTTTTAAAGCTTCAAAAGAACATGGCGGTTTATGTTAAACCTTATCCGGAATACGATAGCGCGGGTAAAGTCGCAAAACACTGTATTGAGCTTGACGTTTTAAATCCGTATTTATACGACGTCGTCGAAAACTATTATAACCGCACTGAACCGCTTGCGTTTATTCTTTCTAGCTTTCGCCCGCTTGCAACCCAAGCGTCGATTCTAGACGGGTTATTTCGCGCAGTACCTAGTTCGCAAGGCGTTGCGGGCGTCACCACTCAAGGAAATAACCGCGACGAAAAAATCGCCGATACACCAATCGACGAAAATGCGGGCGAAGAAAAACAGTATATCTTTTGGTCGCAGAATTATCATTTCACTTGTAATGCACAAGGCGAGTTTATCAAGGGAACAGACCCGCAAAAGGTTGTCCACGGTCTTGGCCTTTGTCCGATTATCAACTTCGCAATCGATCAAGACGGTTCGTTTTGGGCTGAAGGCGGGCGCGATCTTATTGACGGCGCGGTTTTAATTAACGCCCTATTGAGCCATACGGCGCACGTTGGGGTTACTCAAGGGTACGGTCAGTTTTATGCAACCGGCGAAAATTTACCCCGCCAATTTAAACTAGGACCTTCAAAGGCAATCGTCGCCGAATATAAAAAGGACGAACAGGCCGAACCAAAATTTGGGTTTTTAAATGCCAACCCCCAACTCGATTCACTTCGAAGCCTTATCGACATGTATGTCGCCTTATTGCTTACGTCGAATAACTTATCGACGTCAGGGATTGCGACCCAGCTTTCAGGCGGCGTAAGTCTTCCGAGCGGCATAGCGTTGGTGATAGATAAAGCCGAATCATTAGAAGACGTTCAGGACCAACGTCAAATTTTTATCGATAAAGAAAAAGATATTTTATCGGCGGTTAATGCAATCTTAAAAAAATACGGGGCGTCTATGGAAGACGAACTAAAAGACAACGCACTTCCGGAAAACTTTGAACAAAAATATAACTTACGCTTTAACGATTTAACGCCGATTGTTTCCGAGTCGGAAAAACTTGCGAACTTAAAGCTTCGTAAGGACCTTGGGATCGATACCATGATCGGGCTGTTAATGAAAGACGATCAATCGTTAACGGAAAAACAAGCCGAAGAAAAACTTAAAAAACTTTTAGAACAACAAATAAAAGAACGTTCGTTTATGATGGAACAGTTAAAGGCCCAAGGCCTTGAAGTGGCCCCAATTCAGGGCGATCCGGCCCTAAATCAGGACCTAGAAGACGACGCCGAAGACGACCCGCAAGATCCGGCGGAGCCGACAGAGGCCTAATTG